CAACCTTCTTGTAAGTAGTAGTGTAAGTAGCAACTCGACGCATACAACGGTTGCCCCAGCCCCACCAGCCCCAATAGCCGTATCTCCAACGATATCTGTAGTAACCGTAACGCCATCTCCATCCATATCTCCAACCACGACGATACCAGTAGTACCCCCAACTCCAATGACACCATCTCCATCTATAACGACGCCAATACCAACGCCAACGACCCCACCAGCCCCACCAGTAACCAGTACGAACCCACTTATAACGCTTAGTAACAACCTTTACTGTTTTTTGTTTACCTTTAATCTTTACAGTTTGTTGAGTTTGAATTTTTCTAGACCAACTATCAATATCAGGTTTTAGTGTAATTGCAACTGCCCATGTAATAACATTAAATGGGTTAATATTACTTACACCAGTTGCTGCAAGTTGTTTTACCCACTCTTTCTCTTCATACTTAAGCATCAAGAGGTCACCCCTCTTAACAACATTATCATCTAAAAGGTCATAATCAGTTGTACTATCGTAAGTAGCAGATGTTGTTTCATCTTTAGTTACAATTAATGTTTTTAAAGATGCGTTTGATGGTAATGGTGTAATTGTACCGCTACCTTCATCGGTCTGTTCGCACTTATTATCTGGGTGGTCATCATCAATTTGTTCACTAGTTTGGAAATTATCAGCAAAGAAACCATTTTTGAAACGTGCTTTACCAGTTGCATCTCTAATGTCAACGTTTTTTGTTTCCTCTTCTAACATAGAAAGAGTAACTGAATTTTCAAGAGCACTAATTTTATTATCTAATTTAGCAATATCAGCAAAAGTATATCTTCTTGGGTTTTCTAAATCAATATCAATAGAATCAGTTTCATCTGTATATGCAGGTAAACTGATAGTACCCAATAACATATGGTCAGCATCTAAATCGTCAGGTTCACCTTCACCAGGCACACCTTGAACAATAGATAGATCACCATTTTTATTCAAGAATAGTTTATCTTTTCTTGATAAGTAATATTCAAAACTTACTAAAGATCCTTCCCCAACTGCTAGAGGTAGAGCTGGTTTATTAAGAGCACCAAAGTCTCTAGATGCAAAACTAAATGGAGGTGCTGATGCAGTTGCTGGATCGTATATGGCAACAGCAGGTCTAAAGTCTAAGACGTTTGTACCACCAGTAGTAGAACCATCCCGTTCAGACTCCATATCTGGGATCAATCCTCTAAACACAGACTGTGGGTAACTATCTACAGTTACAACATCACCATCATCACCAGAAGGAACAGAGTAATAATCAAATACAACTTTTAACTGTCTAGTTGGAGGTTGACCACTACTAGCACTTCGACTAAGAGAAGCATAGTTTGAGAACGCATGTTCTTGACCATTACTTAATGAATATCTGTAAGTAATATCTTTATAACTTCCATTAACAATACTATCAATACTTGCAACAATATCACTCTCATTAAAAGAAATATCTTCCCCAAGAATAAATCTAGCATCAGTTAAATATACAAACTCTACTTGAGCAGCACCAGGTTTTGCTACAAGTCTTGCAATTGCTTTACTATCATTACCAATAATACTTTCACCAATAATAGCACTAGTCTGTACATTTTCTACAGAAGTGAGATTTAGTTTATCGAATGTAGGTGCATTAGAATCAAAAGATTCATGAATAGCAAGAACTTCAATAACCTCTGGATAATTCAAACAAATTTTCTTATCTTGAATTCTAGTTCCAAAAAACGTACTAAATGACAAACCATCATTTAAACTATTATTTGCTGTAGATCCAGATTGTTTATTTGCAGATCTAGTAATATTTACAACTTGTGATCGATTAACAACCTTACTCTTTGCCTTAAACTGAGGTTTCTTCATCACAACATTGGCAACAACGTTAGTTTGAGATTGTCTTAAACCTTTAATTGTGATTGTATTTGAACCACTGTTATATTCAAATTTATTTGATGATATTGTTGCAATAACACCATCAGAATAAACAATACTATATCTTTCTTCATCAAATGCTTCAAATAAAGCACCTTGAACACCACTGGTATTAGTGATTGTCATTTCACCAGAACCATTAGTTGCTAATGCAGTAAGTTGGGTATGAAACTCAAGACTTGAATTTTGTAAATCTACTGTAGCAACATCACTTTGTGGAAGAGAAACATACATCTCATCCTGATTAATATTTTGTACAATAGGTGTAAAAGCAATAATTGTTGATGTAATATTCGCTGCAGGAAGAGCACCAGTAGTAATTCCAACAACATCTGTGGTTGCTTCTATAGTAACTTCAAGTCCAGTTTTTGCAATATCTTTTACTCTATACAAAGTGGTTGTTGTAAAACCAACTTGCTGAACAGCGAGTAAAGAATCTGTTTTAATACCAGTAAGAGTTTTACTGTTAATTGATACTTTACCAGCAGCAGTAATATTAAATTGGTCTGTTTCTTTAAATCCAGGAACAGGTTGACCTACTAAAAGTACATCACCATAGAAATTTGCCTGTAGACCTAATGCAGAAGCTTGTTGATAAACAGATTTTACATCAGTACTATCATATACTCTTACATCTAAAGTTTTTCTAGCATTCTCTTTAATGCCATTAATATAAATTGTTTCACCTTGGATGAAAGTTCCACTTGTATCTCTTACAAAGACTTTGGCACTTCCAGTACCAGCTGCGGTTACATATCCAGATGCACCACTAGATTGACCTGTAATATATGCACCAGCAGGAAGTTGAGCAGCACTGAGAGGATTAGCAAGATGTAACTTCTGATATAATGTTACATCATAAACAAATAAAGTAAATGGAGTTTTAGGAGATAAGTATTCTCCAGAAGTTAAATTAAAAGAATAGCACCTACAATCACCAATTCTTTCACCCGCAAGAGTAGTTCCATTAGCACCTAATCTTTGACTGTATAATTGAACTTCTCTCTTAATTGCAGGATGTCCATAAACATTATTTACTTGAACTTGACTACCTAGATTATATGGAACAAAAGCATCTTCAATTTTACGAGTTGTTCTTGGTTTTGGAATATCTAAAATTGTTGCAACAGGTCTATCAATATCATAACCTTTTACATATGCTTTACCAGAACCTACAGAAACACAAGCTAAATCGTTAGAAGGAACAGCACCTTCATCAGTTACTTGATTATCATAAAACAGACCATTATTACCTCTTCTATTATTCAAACACTCATGGAAAGTAATATCAAAAGGTTCAACGAAGAAGTTACCAGTTCTCTCAAAATCTCTTTCAGCAATATAATCTTTAATAACAGAATACGCTGGTTTATTGGGTACATTTAAAAGTACACCTTCGTCAACTCTTAAGAGTTCAATAAAACTTGAGTCATTAAGATCAGTAAGACTCTTTTTAACTAAAGTAGTTTGGATTTTAAATCTATCAGCACCAGGAGCAGCAAAGTTAGTAAAACCCTTTGCATTATCATATAAAGTATTATCTTGCTTTGCGTTTACAATCTCTTCACTAATTTGAAGACCAACTCTGTATGAAGGGGTATCGTCGGCTTCGTCTAAAACTACTGTTTGCTTTTTAACATCAACAAAATAACCTCTGAAGAAGAAAGTACCAGCATCTACGTGAGCAGCAGAACCTATTTGTGCTGCATTAGTTGCAATAGTAACTGCAAAAGTGTTTCCACTAGAAATAGTTGTATTTCCATATACAACGTTTTCTTCAGTAATTAAAGTCTCTCCGTCTTGGAAAGCACCTACTTGATTACCAGATGTACCAGAAGTATATTTTATGAAAAGAGTAATATTACCACTCGATGTTTGCGAAGAAAGAAGAACATTTACAATCTTTGCTTCAAGACCTGTTTGTTGACCTCTAATCTCTTTTCCTATAAAAGATGTAATATAATCACCAACATTCAAACCAAGGAAAGTTGATTCAATCTGAATTGATTGATAATCAAAATCATAACTAACTCCACCAGGTATTACAACAGATCCATCTTTGAAAGTATGTCTAGCAAATTTCTCAATCTGATTCTGAAGAATAGATTGAGATGTAGTTAATTCTCTAGCCTGAACTGGAAAACCAGGCTTGAACAATACCCTATAGTAATTGTTTTCTGCGTCAAAATCGTCATAATATGGATTAATATTTAAATTGGTTCTTTGTGGCATTGTCTCAGATTAGAATTCCAGTACGATTTTTACGTCTTCTCTTTGTCTCAGGTTCCTCGAAACGGTTTGCCTGTTATCAATATATATAAGCTCACCAGATGAAACTTCAATTTCTGGACCAGAAAGACCACTTGTGAAGTTAATTCCAAGATCGACTAGAGCACCTGAAGTACCTACTGTATTAATACCAGTAAATCCTGTGTTGATTGTGCAACTTGCAGAACCAATCGTGATGTTCGCTACAGCACTTGTAAAAGCATGTTTTATAAAAGATTGACGAGAAGCAAATGGGTCATCTTCTTGATTTGTTGTAGACTGATTAAAGTATAAAGATCTATCTTGAGCGTATCTAACAACATTTGTTGTATTGTCAAAAGATGTTATCCATCCAAAGGCAGTAACACCAGTACCAATAGTTTGAGAAATTTTAGATCCTACTGAAATTTGCGTGACGTCAGAAATTGTATTTAAGACGATTGCATTTGTAGAACTAAATGAATTTGAAGACTGTACAGATGTTGAACCAACAGAAAGTGGATTCTTAAGTAGACCAACTTGTGCAAATTTTGTAGAAGTTGGGAAATCACCAATGTCGTCAAAACGAGCATAAATCAAAACTTTGTCAGCACCTAATTCATTATATGCATTAAAACCATGTCCTTTTGTTGGTGGGATGATTGGAATTAAGAATGCTCTGTCAGTAATAGATCCAGTATTAATTGAAGATAAATCAATAATACCAAAAGAATAACCACTACCACCAGATGATACAGTAGCACTAGTAACTTTACCTGAAGAATCTACAGATAGAACTGCCTTTCCTCCTGTTCCATCGCCAAGAATATCAACGGGTTGGTTTTGCCCAATACCATATCCCGCACCTTGTTTTTCAATATAAACTGTTTTAATTTGGTTCAGGTTTACATCCGAGTTTCCATTATCTCTAACAGATGCAACAGGACCCGTAACCGTTTCCCAATCATTTGGTATCGGGATGTATTCTAATGTATCAAACTTAATGATGTCTCCAGGTGAGACAGTATACATATATTTCCAAACATAACCATCTCCACTATTACCCGCTTTAGATGGTTCAAGATCAGTAAAAGTTGGTTCATCAAGAGATTGATTACCAACAGTATTGATACCTGAAGAACCATTCTGTAAACAAATATAAACTTGGAAGTCTGAATTCATTACATAATAGTTCGCATCATATAATCTAGTAGAGTTGGTTACAGGAGATGGAGCTTGAATACTGTAATCGTGTCGGTACATTTCATAAATTGTACCTTGCGTCCAGTCAACTCTTCTAATCAATCTTCTGATATTGTCTTTGGTAATTTTCTTACCAAAAAGCATGGTATCGCGAACATGATTAGAATAATTAAAATCATCTACTGGATACGGGGTTGAATTATCCCAATTGGAACTCCTACCAAAACCAACCTGAGTTGGGTTCGCGAGTCCAAGAACGACATAATACGAATTATTTGAATCTGAAACATCAGACACGAAATTGGCTGCGTTTAGGATCCTGAATTGGTCTGATACTATAGCGGGCATTGCTTTCTAAAAATTAAAACACATTGGATCTAGTTATTATTTATACTCATTATTTTGTGATTCCTCCAGTACCCCTTAAACCAAACCCTCTTCTCTGGAAAAGTGGGTATGATCCGAGACCAACAGAGAACGTATTTCCATCAACATTTATTGCAATTGGAGCAGTTCCTCTACTAAATCCAGTAACAATTCCCCAACTGTAGAAACCGACATTAGTGTATGCAAATCCAACAGTATTAAGTCCAGAAGTATTTGAATTTGAATCAATATTACAGAAAGCGGTTATGATTCCGTTACCTGCATCATACTGAACTTGGTGAACCTTAAAGATGTTATCACAAGCAGTTGTTCCAATACCAATTACTTGAGAGTTGTTGGTATCAATAGAAGTTACACCTGAACCAACATTAGTATTGTTAACAAATATTCTCATTCCATCTCTAAGAGTATCTGATGGAGAATTTGGAAGATCTAAAGTAAACTTGACGCTGAGATTGGTACCAATTCCAGTGGCAGTTGCAATTCCAATAATATCACCTTCATAACCATTTACAGTTGGTATTAATGAAACACTTTCAATACTTACAGGTGGAGTTGGTAATAACGCATATGCACTTGTTCCATATCCACTACCAGCATTGGTGATATTTGCACCAATAACTGCACCGTTGGAAATAATTGCAGTTGCTAATGCAGTTGTTCCAAAACCAACCGTGATATCAGGTGGATTGGATATGGAAATTGTTACGATTCCAGTATATCCAGAACCACCATTGATAACAGTGATTGTAGAAATTGTACCAGCATTTACTCCAACACTTAGAATACCTACAACTGGATCTTCTCCTTGAGTAATGATACCATCGAAGTTGGTAGATGGAGTCACTGCTTCATAGTTAAACAAACTAGCATTATCAAGGAAGAGGAAATCTTGAGTTGTAGATGCAGAACCAATAATTCTTGCTGTTGGATAGATTTGTGGTTCTAGTGCTTCACGAGTCTTAGGAATAATACGTCCATCAACAGTTCTATCAACTTTTTGTTTTCTCCAAACAACAGGTCTCTTGAAGTTGTTATCAATACCCTGTAGAGAGTATAAGTTAGTTGCAAGAATATCAGATGCAACAATTTCATTAACAACTCTTGGGTCTTGATCTGGAACAGTAGAAACACCAACTGGTTTAATTAAGATTAATTCATCACCAATTTTAATGGATTCAACTACGTTAACAGTATTAACATCATCATTACTACCTCTATAGAAGTAAATTGTAACTTGGTCTGCCTCTTGTGGAGGACTTGTGAATTCAAATGCAGTACCACCTTCAAATATGTAATCTTTGTTTGGAATTTGAAGAACACCATTAATAAAGATGATAAGAAGTGATGGGAAACTAATAGGTGTTCCATCTGCTTTCTCAAAACTGACTAACTGCTCATTTTGGAATAGTGGGAATCTCTTTGTTACACCATCTTGTAATGAAGTAATATCATCAATATAATCAAGTTGACCGAATTGCCATCCGTAGAAAGTATCAGAGAATGTATCAATAACTGTAAGTTCAAATGGTTCAGTTTCAGTTGTGTAACCAACGGTCTTAGATCCAGCAAGGATTTTCGCAGCGGTTACTAAACCAACAGGACTAACTTTATCATTGAGTTGGAAACCATATCCTCTGTTTCCAATTGTAAAGTTTTTAACGCCACTTGTTTCTGATGCAACACCACTAGTACTAATACCACCAACATTTAAAGTTACAGATAATCCAATACCAGTAGCAGTTGTCTGACCAATACCTAGTCTAAAGAGACCTCTAACTGGGAGATCATCATAAGCTGGTCCAGGAGTTTCTAACCTTGGAGCAATAGTAAATCCAGTTCCAACATAATCTAGAGAAGGAACAAGACTTCCACCAAAACCAACTGTAGTAGTAACTGTTAAACCACTTCCAACACCATTTTCAGGAACTACTGTTACTGGAACATTATTTCCATAGAATCCACTACCAGGGAAGAATTGATTAACCTTACCAACTTTACCACCAGAGTGATAGAAGTGTTTAAATGTACAGATACCAACGTCAGTAGTAAATTCAGTAGCAGAATATACATCTTTAACTCTAAATGGACCTGGATTTAGTTTCTTCTCAGCAATACCAGAGCGTAACCTAGCAATCATACCTCCACTACCGTAGAAGTGTTGATAAGTCGAAATACCAACTCTTACTCTTAATGTATTTGCGTCAGGTGCAGCAATTATCTTATAAGGACCAGTGTATTGTTGTGGTTTGGATGTACCGCCACCAGTGTAAGTATGAGCAATTGGAGATCTTCCAACATTGATGGTATATTCCTTACTATTAGTAATAGCAAGTACTTCATAAGGTCCAGTATATCTTACAGGAGATACTCTACCAGAATGATCGTAAGTATGGACGTAAGTAGAAACACCAACATTAACAGTGAATGTATTTCTGTCAATTCTTTCCTTAACTGTGTAAGGACCAGCAAATTTAACTTCTGCAGCAGTACCACCAGAAACATATGTATGAGCAAGAGTTGATACTCCTACATTAGTTACAAATGTTGTTGAGTTAACAATAGTCGTTAATTCAAAGTCAGTTTGCTTATCTGGATAAGTCTTAGAACCATATGCACATGATACGGTCATACCCTGCAATCTAACCTTCTTAAATCGGACAAAATTATGGTTGGTTGCGGTAGTAACGGTCGCAATACCAGACTGATTATCATATTGGAAGTTACTAATATTAACAACTGTTCCAGTATCTTGTGGGAATACATGTGTAGTACCACTACCAATTGGGCAAAGCATATGGATATTTTCAAAGTTAATTAACTGCCCAGTTCCAAGTTGATTGAAACCATTGGTTGTTACTGTTGCCAAACCAGTCATATTGTTATATTCAAAATTAGCAATCTTACTAAATGAACCTTGAGGATTAGGGAACTTGTCACTTGTAACACCAGTTCTTACATTACCACCACTGACATATGTGTGTACTATAGTTGAGATACCTGTGTTTGTTACGAAAGTATTAGCATCAATAACGTTAGTTACTCCGAAGAAGAATCCTGTTCCACCATCTGGATATGTTTTCATACCAGAAGTACATGTCAAAGCAATACCAGATAGTTTTACATTTTCACCTGTTGTTAGTCCATGACCAACTGCGGTTATAGTTGTAACACCAGTAGCGTTAGTATAGTTAAATCCAGTGATAGGAACATCAGTGAAATATGTTGGTCCTGTTAATCCAGTACTCTGCTGAAGATCTGGAGTTGCACCAATATTAACAGTAATAGTATTTGGAGTTCTTGCCTCAATATTAATATTATTATCATAGAATGGATCTCTCTTATGTGATAAACCTTCATCAGTTGCACTTACAAATGTATGTACAGAAACGTTTGTGGAAGGTACAGTTGCTAATGTTTGTACTTCAAAAGTATTTGTAGTGACGTTTTGTACTTTTATCCACTTACCACTGAAAGGATCAGTTGGTCTTGGATAAGTTTTATTTGTAGTATTTCCATCAAGAGTACAAGTAAATGTTAATGAATTATCTGCTAACTTAATTTGCCTACCATTCTCAAATCCGTGGTTAGGAACAGTAAGTACCATCATACCAGTAGTAGGATCGTAATTAGCATCAGTTACAGTTTTAGTCTCTATAAGAGTTCTAGGATAACTATGCTGAGTCGCATTATTATCTTTATCACATGTAAATGTGAGTGAGTTATCTGCTATCTTGATACTTGTTCCTACATCTAAGTCATGAGAACCAATGGTAAGTACCATTTTACCTGAATTTGGATCGTAACTCGCATCAGAAACATTATAATTTACGATAGTTGATACACCAACATTTAAACTGACTGTATCACTAGTTGTAGCAGCAATAGCAACAGAAGTATTATAGTATGGGTCTTTTGCACGTTTGAATGTGATGCCATTAGTAACTCCAGATACAAATGTATGAGCATCAGTATTTGTAGAAGGGATTACATCTAATACTTGGACATCAAATGTTTTTGTGGTTACATTAGAAATTTCAACCCACCTATTACTAATGAAATCAGTAGAACGAGGATATGCGGTTGCCACAGTTCCACTAGTAGCACCAACATTAACTGTGATTGTTCCACCAGCTTGGTCTACAGCAGTAATTAATAGAGGAGTATTATATGCAGGATCAGTTGCACGAGGATAATACTTAGTCTTGACGTTACCGTCAGCAGTACAAGTAAATGCAAACTTCTCAGCACCAATTTCTACTAAGTCATCAGTTGTGAAACTATGTGCCCCAATGGTAAATACCATAACACCAGTTGCAGGATTATATGTGGCATTAGTTACATCATGTTTTGTCTGGACAGGACCAACAGTAATTGTAACAGCATCAGTTACTGTTCCACCAGCCCATGTATGTGCTGAACCTACACCATATTGACATGAGAATGAAACCGCACCATCAGCAAATTTAACTTCATCACCATTTTTCATTCCATGAGCAGCAGGAGTGGTGATGGTCATGATACCTACAACAGGATCATAAACTGTGCCAGTTGTTGCGGTAAGAGAAGCAGTAGTTGAACGAGGATATGCATGAACTGTTGCATTATCATCCTGTGAACATGTGAATAGTAATGATTTTTCATTAATTTTAACACTTGTTCCAGTTTTTAAGGTATGAGCACCAATGTTTACTACCATTACACCTGTAGCAGCATCGTAAGTTGCAGCACTAACATCAAATGGGAGAATAGGAGATTTACCTACATTAAGTGTGATTGTAGTACTGGTTGTCGAAGCAATACCAACAGCAGTATCATAGAATGGATCAGTAGATCTTGGATAATTCTTCGTTGATGTATTACCATCCATTGTGCAAGTAAATGGTAGTGAACCATTAGCAATCTTAACACTTGTTCCAGTTGGTAATGTATGAGCACCTATTGTTAGTACCATCACACCTGTCGCTGCATCATAAGTTGCATCCGTAACATCATGATTTACGATAGGTGATGCACCAACGTTGATTGTAAATGTATCTGTGGTTGTTGCTGTAATAGCAGTTGCAATTCCAGAAATAGGATCAGTTGATCTAGGATATGTCTTAGTCGCTGTATTGCCATCCATTGTACAGGTAAAGGATAATCCATTATTAGCAATAGAAATTGTATTTGATCCAGTTAATAAATGAGCAGCAGAAGTAATTACCATATCACCACTGGAAGGTGTATATACTACATCTGTTACTGCATTAGGTAAATTACCAACATTTGAGGTAACACTGTTTGCTACAGCAGATAAGAATGTATGAACATAATTACCACCTGATTGGATTGCACTAGTTGCTGTACCAACAAATGTATGTGGATGGTCACCGCCACTATTAATTACTTCTTTCTTAATACCACCCTCAAGAGCAGATACAAATGTATGAACTGAAGTATCTGTGGAAGGTGTAACTGTTAATACTCCTACACTAAATTTGTTCTCATCAACAACAGTAACCTGTGTAAATGTACCACTAAGAGGATCAGTAGGTCTTGGATATGGATGAAGAGTTGCATTACCATCTTTATTACATGTAAATGTTACTGCATAATCATCAAACTTAATATAATCACCATTTCTTAATCCATGATTAACTTTAACACCCTTTGAAGTAGCACTCATGAAGGTATGAGGAACAGCATGACTGATAGCACCTTTTCCACCATTAACATTGACTGTAATTGTGTCAGATGTATAACGTATGATTGGTAAATCCTTATCATAGACATAATCATTACCATTTGATCTTGGATATGCCTTAGTTTGTAACTTACCTTCAAATACACAACTAAAGGATATTGATTCTGTGTCAAGACGTACACTATCATAATTTGTTAATCTATGAACTCCAACAGTCAATGTCATTTCACCACTAACAGGATCATAAATCGCATCTGATACAGTCAATTGCTGATTAGTAACAGTCATTATACCTGTAACTGGATCATACAAAGCAGTATCTGGTGTCAAACCAAATTGAGGAACAAATGTATGTGTATAGTTACCACCAGTCTGGACTGCGCTAGTTGCTGCACTTACAAAAGTATGACTTCCACCAGCTCCGCCAGTACAAGCGAAACCAAGATTTTCAAGTTTTACAAACTGACCAACAAATGTAACACCATGACCAACGTTAGTGGTCACTGTCATTATACCTGTGAAATTATTATAATTAGCGGTGCTAATATTTCTACTTAAACCATTAGGATCTGGGAAAATATGAGTTGTAATACCTGTACCGCCAGGACAAGTTAAGGCAAGACCAGAAATACTGATTAGTTCACCACCAATTGCTCCATGATTAGGAACAGTAAATGTTGCAATACCAGTAGAGGTGTTGTATGTCATTCCAGTAATACTACTAATACCACCAGGTTCTTTACTTGGTTTTGGATCGTATACGTGACGATATGAAGAAACCCCTACATTAGTTCTAAATGACCTATCACTGTAAATAGTATCAACAATGAATGAATCAGTCCTTAGTTTCTTCTTACTGATTGCATTTTTTGTATCTACATCGTAGAAGTGAGTATAAGTTGAAATACCAGCATCAATTGTAAACGACTTCTTACCGACAATACCAGTTACGATAAAGGTATCATCTACACCACCAAAGTTCTGTTTTCTTACTTCACCAACGCCAATTGAAGGTGTATAGTTGTGTTTGTAAGTGGTAATACCGACGTTACAGTTGAATCTAGGACCACCTTTTGTGATAGCACCAGTAGCAACACCAACAAATGTATGTGCATAGTTACCACCTGCAATAACAGCGCCTGCAGTTGCACTATCAAATGTATGAGCAGATAAGTCACTGATAGAAGAAAGACCTACACTAGAGTTGACATTGATAGTAATAGTCGTTGAGGTTACTGCACTAATTTCTAAAGATTTCTGATATGCATAATCTGGAGTACCAGCATTGATACCAGTACCACTAGCACGAGGATATGACTTGACTAAAGTGTTACCATCTAAAGTACAAGTAAATGATATTGAGTTATCTGCTAATTTTATATGTTGACCGACTGCAAAAGCATGAGAACCAATAGTCAACTCCATAACACCTGTTGTTGGTTCGTATGTAGCGTTAGTTACGTTGAAATTAACTATCGGTGATCTACCAACTTGAAGATCGATGGTAGTATTTCCAACGCCAACAACTGAAACTGGTTGCTCGAATGATTTATCTACTTTATGTGTAATACCACCTGTTACAGCAGATGTAAATGTATGTGCATCTATGTTTGTAGATGGGGTAGAATTGTCAGATAAAGACTGAATCTCAAAAGTATCTGTTGTAGTATTAGAAACTTGTATCCATTCTCCACTAATAGGATCACTAGAACGTGGATATGATTTTGCACTCTTACTTCCTAGAGAATCTCCAACATTAAGTGTAAACTCAGTTCCTGATGTAACAGTTACAGCAGTGGTTACTCCTGCAATAGGATCAGTAACACGAGGATATGTGTGGGTTGTTGCATGATAATCTGCAGCACAAGTAAATGTTAATGAATTGAAATCAAGAGTAATTGTATCACTAGTTGACATTCCATGAGCAGCTGCAAATCCTAATGTAAGAAGACCTGTTGATGCATTATAAGTTGCTGCGTTAGGGGTCTTTTCATTTCCAGATTCTGCACCACTCTGGACATTAACAGCATTAGTTGTTGCAGATACAAATATATGAGTAGTTACACCATAACCACATATGAATGATAATGATTCATCTGCTAATTTGACCCAACATCCATCATCCATGCCATGACCAGCAACAGTTATAGTTGTTACACCTACAACAGGATCATAGATGGCATTAGTTGCTGTAAAGGTTTTAATTAAATTTCTTGGATATGTTTTTTGAGAACCTGTGGAATCCATATCACAGGTAAATGTTAATGCATTAGTTCCAATATCAACAGTTTCACCAACAGAAATACCATGTCCATTACCAACAGTAACAGTCATGATACCTACAACAGGATCATAGATGGCATTAGTTACATCATATGGTCTAGGTGCAAGAAGTCTGGTTACTTCATAAGGACCAGTTTTCTTAATTGCAGAAACTGTACCACGAGTATTAATTCCAACATTTAATGTAATAGTATCTGCCCCTACTGCATCAATGTTAATTGCAGTATCATAATAAGGGTCACTAGCACGAGGATAAGTCTTAGTTGTTACATTATTATCGTCCTCGCATGTAAAACTCAATGCTCCGTTTGCTATCTTAATACTGGTTCCAGTTGTTAGAGTATGGGCACCAATAGTTAAGACCATTACACCTGTATCGTTGTCATAAGTAGCATTTGTTACATCATGATTAACAATAGGTGATGCTCCAACGTTAATTGTAATAGTATTAGTAGTTGTTCCTGTAATAGTAATAGTTTGTCCAGATACAGGGTCAGTAGATCTTGGATAAGTCTTCGTTGCTGTATTTCCATCCATTGTACATGTGAAGGACAATGCGTTATCAGCGATGGTAAGTGTATTAGAAGTTGTTAATAAATGAGTAGCAGAGGTAATTACCATATTACCTGTGTTAGGAGTATATGCTACGTTTGTAATTGGGTTTGGTAAATTACCAACGTCACTTGTAACTCCATTTGTTACAGCAGATAAGAATGTATGTACATAATTACCACCAGACTGAACTGCATTACTTGCTGTTCCTCCTACCCATGTATGTCTACCAAGGTTATATGTGTGAACAATTGTAGAAACACCAACATCAACCCAGATTGTATTTGGATCAACTATTCTTAGAACTCTGTAAGATCTATTAGGTTCGTCAACATAATCTGGGAATCTATGAGTAGTTACGCCAGCATATGCTGAAGAACAATTAAAGAGAAGATTTTGTAAATCTAGACTATCTGTTACTTTAAAATCATGAGCAGCAGTTGTGGTTACAGTAGCAAGACCAGTAGCATTATTATAGAAAACTGTTCCAATATTATATTTTCTTCCTAATGATTGTGGGAAAATAGTTGATGTTAGACCAGCAAAACCACTAGGACATGTAAATCCTAAACCAGCAAAGTTGACTCTATCACCCAATGCAAATGGTATAGAATTTCTTGCAACAGTAATAGTAGAAAGACCAGTAGTATTATCGTAAATAAAGTCAGTTATACTGTGACCAATACCTGATTGCGATGATGGATATATGGTTGTACTTAATCCAAGAAGTGCAGTACCACCACTTACATAAGTGTGAGCAATTGTGGAAGGTCCTACGTTAACTCTGAACTTATTTCTAGTTGGTGTGCTAGAAACAATAAATTCAAATCCATATTTACCAGTTGGGTAGATATGAGATGTAACACCAACCTGTACCTCACCACCTTCAGTATAAACATGAGGAATAGAAGTTATACCAACATTTGTTAGAATCTTGGTTGGAGAAAGAACTTTAGTAACTCTGAATTGATTTCCCTGTGTACCATCTGGGAATGTTGAAGTTGTTACTCCAAGATAGTTAAGAGTTTTAATCGCATTTGTAGTTGCACTAACAAAGGTATGTGGGAATGTACCTGTACCACCAGTTCCAACATTAACTTGGAATGAATTTGTAGTTACACCTGAAATTGGTAGATACTTATTATATGCAAAGTCTGTAGGACGAGGATATGGATGAGTTGTAGCACCACCATCTAAAGTACATGTAAATACAATACTACTTGCACCAATGGAGATTTTATCACCATTTGTTAATCCATGATTAGAAGCAAATGTGACTGTAGAAAGACCAGTTGCAGGTTCATAAGTAAATCCAATAGGTGTTCCAACATTAACTTTTGGACATGTAAATCCAAGACCAGTTAATTTTATCTGTTCTCCAGGTAGTGCTCCATGAGGACTAGGAGTTGTAATCGTAGTAATACCTGTAGAATTATTATATTCAAAGGTAGAAATAGCAAATGTTATTCCATATCCAGCACAAGAGAATTCAAGACCCTGCAATCTAACCTTATCTCCTTTGGAGAATTTATGAGGAGTTGCTGTAGTTATTGTTGTAAGACCTGTTGGTGCGTCATAGATGGCATTAGTAATGTTAGCACCATATCCACACTTTAAGTTAAGATTTTCAATAAAGAGTCTTTCCCCTTCCACATATCTGTGAGGAGTTGCCAAAGTAATAGTAGCAATACCAGACTGATTATCATAATTAAAGGCAGAGATAGTCTTAGCAATACCTGCTCTACAAGGGAAGAGAGTGGTTGTAATTCCAGCTTTCTGACTGATTTGAGCAAACTTTTGACCAATACATGTGAAACCAATACCATTGAAGAATACTTCCTCACCTACTTCTAAAATACCAAATCTTTCTAGAGTGGTTACTGTTGCCATTCCAGTTTTATTATCATAAAGGAAGTCAACCACAGTCTTCTTCTGACCTCTAGTATATGGGAAGACACCAGTAGTAATTCCAGATTTAGTTGGTACACAAGTAAATCCAATACCTACAAAATCAATACTATCACCTGCTTCTAATCCATGTGCTTGTGAGGTTGTAACTGTAGAAAGTCCTATAGTATGATCGTAGACATAATTGGTAATGCTACTCATTCCTTGAGTTGTTGGTGCAGTCAGAATCTTATAAACTTCACCTGCATGGTTGATAGAAGCACCAATAGATGGATTACCTAGGTTTGCAAATCCTTTACCTTCGCTAGAACCTAAAGTAACAACAACACCACCTCTAGGTAAACCATTTTGGTTAATATCTGTTGCAGAAACAATAGGATCTCCACTTTCATTAAGAATACCAGTGAAAGTTAGATCAGTCTGACCACCAGTTTCTCTAATGAATAGGTTTGCATTAAAGTTATTTGGAGTTTGTGGTTTTTGGAACATATTGTTCACAAAGAAGATACCAAAACCACCTTCACTACCAATACCAGTTATATCTTCACCTTCAGATCTAAGAGTAAATGTTTTTGCAATACCAGTAAACTGACCAGAAATATCATCAAAGATTTTATTGGAATCATAATTTTTTCTCAAATAAACTCTTCCATTAAAACTAGATCCTGCTTCTGGTATACCAGTTGTAGATGCTTCATCAGAAGATTTACCACCATTAGGAGCACCAGTGAAGAAAATATTATTTCTAGAGAAGTTATAAGAACCAGTGTATTTTTGAATTATTGAACCATTAGCATGGAACGATGCTGCTGTTCCTACTGAACCACGTTGAATCTTACATAAGTTAATTGTACCAATACCACTAGAATTAATATCAGTAGTAGTTGTTCCAACACCAACAGCTTCAACAAGTACAAATTCATCATTAATCTCAAATAAATCACCAAGAACAATAGATGAAATACCAGAAACTGCCATAAATGTGGAAGTTTTACCAAGACCAAGACTAGAACCAGAAAGAGTTGTATTATTCTCTAGAGTCCTAGTAATTGGTGACCAAGTAAGTGGTTTTTGAACAAGACCATCAATCGCAATAAGAGATCTGGATAGTTTACCAGTTGAATCAAATTCGTGAAGATTACCTGCACCAACAGATCCTAAAGTAGTTCCAATACCAGCTAAGGCAGCTACCGTGCTGAGACCGATTCTAAACTGATCTTCATTATCTTTAATTGCGTAAACTGGAGATGGTAGAGGATTTCCGTTTGCAAGAGTCATTGGTGCTGTGACAACACCAACAAATGTTCCACCAGGGAGATATTCTAATTCTTGACCACTTGCAAAGAAGTGATTTTTAATAGTAAATTGACCAGTAGCAAGATTAAGTGCAGAAGTATTAGAAGGATTAAATGTTTTAGAGAAAATAGGATATCCATTCCACAACATTGGGAATTCAAAGATATTTCTAAAATTCAAACCTGTGTAAGTAGTATTGAAAGTTTCTTCAACAACTGCTCCATATTCCAATGGATTTACAATATTTCTTTCAAGTTCTAAGTAAAGGACTTCATTAAATGTTCTCATGAACATTTTGTCATTTATACCTGCCTCAGGTGTAAACACAAGAACAGCCTTTTCACCATCATATTTGGCAAATACCGTTCCCAGACCCGTCGTATTACCGACCGATAATACGGGATATTCCGAGAAGTATAGAGAATCACCAAGTTGGTCATTCAAGAACATATACTGGAAGGCAGATACTGTCCTTCCATATCCAACAACCATTGTACACTGGTTTACGGACTGAATATCACTCTTAATACCAGCAAAGTTTGCAGTAGATCCAACACCAACAGTCTGATATTCAGTATAATACTGAGCAGATCTTTCGTTATTAGGAATCATTCCTGTTGCTAAGAATCTATAGTCTCTGTTAGTAGTTCCAGTAGTATTACCAAAACCTAATGTTCTTGCTTTTAAGTTTACAAACTCAGAAGGTCTAGCATTATAAAATTCGATACTAAAGTTATTACCACTAGGATCATAAGTAGTTCCAAATGTACCAAATGCACCTGCGTTAGTACCACCAAAAGAACCATCAGAAAGAATGATATTATATTCAGACATATAACTATCATTTCCATCATGAATTGCTTTCAGTTCAACAAACATGGTCTCTTTTTGACCAGAAGATACAGTTTCTACTTCAACTTGAGAATGTAGATAATCAAAGTTTGTTGCTGCAACAGAAACAAAAGATTTAGATGTAGAAGGTCCAATTTCAGCATCAGAACCCATTAGAGCAGCAAAACCAAACGCAGTGGTACCAATACCAGTCAGTGTTGATTCAGTATTATAAAACTGATTTAGAACTTTAATATCATAATTTTTATCAAATGGATCAGCAGGGAAAAATCTTAAACGAACTTGTGAATTCTCTGTGTCTACAGAACCTTCAAGAGTTCCTATTTCTTGTGGTGTACTATGTAATTTCTTAAAGGTTGGTTCTGCATAGTAAGTATTAGTTCCATCTTGAAGAATAGTAATTTCAGAAACTTGGAAATCTCTACGATCTTCACTAGTAATTTGAACAAGGAATCTATTTGAGATAAAGTTAAATGGATATCTGTAAATATTTTCAAATAGATCCAAAGTGTTTGGATTACTAATATTACTAAACTGACTTGAAATATCGTCAATGTTTAGAACTCTGTTTGTAATAGATTCAAAATAGTCAGATAATTTTGCATTTTCCAATTCAATCTCATTACTGAGTTCTACCTCACTTCTAGTTGCAATATTAACATCTCTACCTATATCAAAATAATATTGATCATCAACTCTTACTTCTTCAACAAGATCTACTGTAGCATTAGTAACAGTAGTAGAAGTTTGAATACCAGCATTCTTACCAATAGTTACTAACTGACTATCAACAAAGTTTTTAAGACCTGTTGGGTGAACACTGTTGTTTACCGCATCAATACAATCTTCATAAGAGACTTCAGTTTTAAGTGTATATGAAAGATTCTGATAATAATTATTATCTTGGATAACTTGAGCACTTGAATTTAGTTTTCCAGAATCAGATGTTCCTTCAATAGTCTTATCTGTTTCAGCTTCTACACTGTAAACACCATCAAATCTTAAGATTTCTACAACTTTTGCTTGACTACCACTCTTTGCTCCAATGATAATATCATCAGGAACAATAGGAGCAGTACCAACAAACTTAATATTTTCAGCAGTTGCATCAAAAGAGATAACTTGTAAATCAGTCTCTGCATTATTTACAAGTAGTTTTTCATTTTTATCAAATGAAGCTTGTTGTAAACCAATACTAAATGTAGGTAGTTCTTCTTTACCAATAACACGAGAGAAGTTTTGAGTATCACTAACACCCAAACCAACATTAAATGTGTAATTTGAATAATCAACTTCAAAGGAGAATGGATTAGTTGTTACAACATTATTAACTTTTAAGAAATTGTATAGATGATCAGATGAGTTATAACCATCTGAACCAGAATCTTTTGAAAAACCTTCGATCCAAACTTCATCATTAACAGCAAATGGAGGAGAACTAAACCCAAGAACAGGAGTAGAAATTGTAAATGTTACAATACCACTTCTAGTTGGGTTAGATTCTGATTTTGTGATGACAATACCGTTTGTATTATTAACTGAATATAACCTATACTCTCTATTTTGTAGACCTACAGGATTAGCTGCAATTTCTGTATCTACAATAGAACCTGAGTTTTCATTAATTCTTGCAACAATATTAGCACCAGGAACTTTTGTACCTACAAATCTATCAACAAGTTCTAACTTAGGAGCAGAAATATAGTTCTTACCATTAGATAAAATACTAATTGTACCAACAGTATTAAAGTCTCTAATAGTAGTAACAGTAGGAACATCAACAATTGGTCTTAAAGTAGTATCAGAAGAATAGTTAAATCCTTCATTTACTAACTGAATTGAGTTAATTTGACCAATTCTGGTTGATTTTGGTTTAATAGTGGAGTTATCACCATTTTCAGAATCAACACCTAAGAATCTTGGTAATTTTCTATAGAATTCTCCACTGGATAGTAAACTAATCTGATCAATTGGACCTTCTGGACCAACAGCACCAGTAGCATAGAACCTTCTACCCTCAGTTGCAGCATAAGAAACTTGCTCTGGATTTTTTGCGATCGCAAAACTAAATGTAGTAGTACCGACTCCAACTGCGGAAGTACCAATACCAGTGATCGTAAACATACCAGTGTATGCACTATCCACATACTTAATAGTATTATTTTCTTTTACATCATTATCTGGAATTAATGGTGTTCCATCTTTAGTAACATTATAATAGAGAATCTTAGGACAGAAGGTATTATTATTAACATCTAATCTAGCATAAGTGTTACCAATACTAATTACACGATCTTCTGCATCAAGAACATCACCAACTTCAGCAGATGTACTTTGACCAGTTCCTACAAACTCACTATTAAATCCTTGGTCATAATAAATTTTGAAATTATATCCATTTAACTCATAGTTTTGTAAATCAAATACAGTTGTAGATCTGCTAGGAATTTCTACTTTTGGATTAATTAAACCAAAGTTATGACTCGTACCACCAATACTTGTTAAAGAAACTATAACGGGGACATCTGCCACAGAATCTTCATATGTTTCACATAATCTGAAATTTTCAGGAGAATCTCTGTAAATGTAATATCTACCAGTTCCTAGTCCACCAATAACTTCTGATTTAGGTTCATAGTAAACTCTATCACCTGTTCTAAAATTATTACCTGAAATAGAAATTCTATTAGTCGATGTATTAACGCCAGTAGAAGAAATGCCTTGAGAATCAACAATAATCAAACCTTCAGAATTAAGTTCTATTCTTACTCTAGAACTTGCACCTAAACCAACTTCTTGATTTGCAATTACATTAAAGTTAACAGTATCTCCTATTTTTAACCCATGAGCTTGAGTTGTAGTAACTGTTGTAGTTGGTTGTAATACAGATCCTCTTACTGCTGTACCGATACCTTGAACAAAATATCCATCATCGTCACTACCATCGCTAGTAAAGAACAATTCAGCACCATTTTTCTGAGTTTTGATGCCAATTGTATTGATTGATTTGTATATAATATAAACTTCTTGTTCGACACCTGATCTAGGTAAAGAATCGGCAACAAGAGTAGCTGTTGTTCCAATACCAATTGCAGTAGCAACACCAAGAGAAAGTTGACCTGATTTCTTAACAAATAAAGCTTTTTGTCCATCCAAGAAAGGATGTTTATTTAAGAAAATAGATCCATGCTCAACTACTCTAGTTTGGGCAATGTTATTTTCTGTATAACTAAGAGTCTCATAATTACCTACAGTTGTACCTACACCAACTGTTTGTTTTGGATTAAAGAATTTTTTAGGGAAGAATTCAGATACAAATTGTGGAGCATCACTAGCAATAGTGAATCTATCTTGAAGATAACTGATAGTACCAGAAGCACTAAATGATGCAATACCTGTTCTCTCAATACGTACTAAATTTTTACCCTTAATTACATTTAATACTTTAGCAACTTCACCATCACTAAATTTAATACTAGATCCACCACTTACATTTCCTGGTATTCTACTTACAATAAGATCAGTTACAACACCAACTGCTCCCGCTTTAACTGGATCTAAAAGTATAGCTCTTTCTGATGCAACACCAACTACATGGAATCCTTGAAGACCTTTAATATCAGTATTCGTGTTAAATATTTCGATAACCTCACCATTGTTAAAATCATGATTTGGTTGAATAATTCCTGTAATTTCTGTATCACCTGTTTTTTGGAAAGTTACCTCATCAAATTGAACATTAGTGCTTTGTAAATCAGTAACACTTTTACCTTTAATGAAAGAAACCTGTGCAGATACCCCATTACCATTAGTTCCTTCTTCATCAAATAGTAAAGTATTTCCAACTTTATAAAGATCACCTGCTTCAACGATTTCTAACTCTTCAACACCACCAGTAAAGACAGAATCAATAACACCTTCTTGTCCAATTAATTCATCAGCTTCGATAACAAAATCGTAACTAGCATTAAGACTTTTTAATCTGTAAGGATAAGTATTCCTACTAAGATCTAATGCATTAATATCATCGTCCTGAGAGATGGACTGAGACGCTCTAGGAGCGATATAAGTGTCTCCAATATAATATGGGAAGGATGCTCTTGGTAAACCAGTTCCTGGGTCTATTTCAAGGGTAGCGACATATCCATAAATTCCATCAGGGAAATCGTCAGATACAAACCATCTACCATTATGAACATCAAGATCACCAGTTCCCATGAACTTATAATCTTCAACAAAGAAACCAGCGGGATATTCTCCTGCAGTTGGTCTATTTGGAACTAGATTACTCGCTAATTGATATCCAGAACGAACATATGTTGTAATACCTGTGTTTTGTTTTGGATCTCTTGTTGCAAAAGGACCAAAAATTGGGTTTCCATCGTATGCCCAACCAATAATAGGAGATCTTTGTGCAAGAGAATCTCCAAAATCAGTTTGAAGATCTGTAGAATATGCTAAAGATGCATATTGAATTGGATATTGAGTCTCAGCATTTAAGAAATCATCTGTTGAATACTTTTCATGCAAATTAACAGTTAATGGTCTTACTGTTGATTCAATAATACCAGACTGTCCTACAGACCTTACAACAATAGCTGTATCTTCTGCATCGTAGTTTAAACCACCAGAAATTACCTCAACTGTAGAAACCTTACCATTTGCATTAAGTTTTGCCTTTAGTTGTGCACCAGAACCTGTAGGACCTGTAACTGTTAAATCTGGAGCAGAAGTATAATTTGAACCAGCACCAATGATTTGAACCTGTGTAATAACTCCATTACTAATCAATGGTTGGAATTGTGCTCCAGTACCACTTGAAACTGTAATTAGAGGTGGTTTTTCAAAGTTTAATACTTTAGAACCATAATTTGATCCAGGTTCAGATAAGTATGCACCAATAATCTCACCTCTTACATCTGGTTCGCAAGGAATGGATACTGTTGTTCCACCAATAGATGCTACAACAGTAGCAGTAATATCTGGATATTTAACAGTATGAATACCACTACCAACATCGCTAAGGAAAATATATCTACCTCTATTAACATCAGTTTCAGAAAGAGCTAATCTAAACGCATCTGCATTTATACGAATAATCCTATAATTTGTTTCTGTGGTTAATTCTCGAATAGAATTAGTTGCTTGATAAATTACTTCTTCATTGTCTAGGAAACCATGTTGTTTTATAATAAAACAATTAGTTCCTGTACTGATACCTGTTGTTTTAGTTTCATAAGTTCTTTTCTTATATCCAGAACCTTCAGTAACAACAGAAATATTTTGAATTTTATTTTTAAAATCAAAAGATCTAAACTTATGAATACCTAAAGTATTGAAAGTTGTGATACCAACAGTACTAAGACCTGCATTAGCATCATCTTCTGTTTCATGAAGTTTAATAGTAGTTGTGTTAATTACATTGGCAAAATATGCAACACCAGATTGTAAAGTATTTTCAGCATCATACTGGGTATTATCATCAGAACCTAATGTAATTGCAACACCTAATGGTTGGTTTCCATTTGGATTATAAACAATTTTTTGTCCAGTTTTAAAATTATGCTCCCCAATAAAAGTAAGTGTATTCGCAGGAATATCAACACCACCATTTGCTAAAATATCTTTAGCATTGAAATTTGCTTCTGTATAATCTTGAGACAGTGTAATTTCACCACTAGCACCTTCTCCATTACCACCTTCAATATTGATACCAAAAACTTGGTCAATATCATAAGACTCTCTGTTTTCAAGATATAAAGACTTTAGAGATCCACTAAGAACAGGATTAATTACAGCAACTGTTCCACCAACTCCAGGATTAGATACTGTAATTTTTGGTGGATTGATAACATCATAATCAGAACCACCACTAACTAATTCAACAGATTGAAGAGGACCATAATATAAGTAATCATTTGACTTATAGTTTAGTATTTCAATACCATTGATCAACATTCCTGTTGGACCATAGGAAGTGGTTTGAGCAAGACCAGAAGAAACACTTGGTTTTAATGGGAATTGCCTTAGAATTTTTTGAGGTTGTATATTCTTACCGTACTGAGAAGCAAGAGTTAGTCTATGTGTACCTGTTCCTGTTTTTAATTCAATAAATTTACTAACTTCAATAAACGATCTAGCATTTGCTAGTTTTAGTTGATTATTAGCAGCTGGATTTACCCAAATAAAGTATCTCGTACCACTTACTAATCCCTCTAGGGCAGTAGATCCAGATAATGCCTCATATACAATTTCGTCACCTGTAACAAAGGGTAAATTTGTCTGGAATGATACTAATTGATCGATTTGACCAATACCAACATCTTGTCCTCTAAAATCGACAAAAACTTTATCAACACTAAATGAGAAAGAAGGTAAACCTTGAGTCGCAACGTACATGGACTCATTAACTTTATTTTTGGTAACATATGCATTTTGAATATTGGAAATAATTGTTTGATTTCCAAATTCAATTAAATCATTACTAGAAGTTGCCCTACTAATTACTCTTCTAATATCCCAATTTCTATCAGTAGTAATTCCTGTTGTATTAGATAATTGTAGAGTATTGCTATCAATAACAGTTACAACAGCGGTTGTTGTAATTGTATTTGTTCCTCTAGCAAGAATTTCTACAGAATCTCCTGTTCTTAAATTACTCTTATCAAACTTATCTGAAACAGACAATGTAGAACCAGTAATTTCAGCTACTTCATATCTTGTTGCAATATTATAGATCCAAGAGTTAAAGATTCTTTGTTTATAAGTCGGTAATGTTAATGGATCTGCAGGTGGAGAAATGTTTTCACCAATACTCTTGATATAGATTTCATTACCAACATCAAGATAATAGTTATTTCCTTGAGCCTCAAACTCTCCGAGAACTCCAGTAATTCTCATTTCTACCTTTTTAGTAGAATCTCCACCTTCATAACCATATGCAATAACTGTAGATCTGACTTCACTTCCAACTGGTAGATCAGATGTTAAACCAGAACAACCTAAAAATTGAGTTAGGTTTTTATCAGTGTAAGTTACAGTAATTCCAAGAGAATCAATAAAGAATGAACCACTCCTAGAAAAACCAACGGTACTATCTACGTTGATAACTCTGGTATTAGCAGAAGCAAGTAGAGTATTTTTAGTAAAACCTGGAACAAAGAATTCACCAGAGACCAAAGACTGTTCGTTAAATCCAACAAAAAGAGGAATTTTATAAAACTCTTCACCCTGACGAGTAAAAATTTCTACCTCAGAAATAGGACCAGATGCAACTTGAACATCTGCATTAGTTGGGTCTGAATCTTGATAAAGAGTTTGACCAGTAAGTAGTAGAGGATTTCCACTAATCGCTTTTACAACAACAATAGCTCTTCTTAAATAATCAGAAGTAGATGATTTGACAACAAAATCTTCAAGGTCAACTACTTGAACCTTTTTACCATAAAGAACATTAAATAAAATTCTAAATGATTCTCTAGTTCCTTTTGTTTTATAGAAAGAATTTACGTTTTTGAGGAAATTTCCTACATTAATACCTGAACTTAAGGTTCTATCTTCAAAACCAGGAGCATATAATTCTTTTAATTTAATATAATACTCTTTTAAAAATTCTACACTAAGATTTTGAACTGTTGTAGTTGTACTTGCTCCACCATTAGTAATACCAGTTGTTAAAACTGTAGTTGTATCATATCCATTACCTGTACTTTGAATCCAAAGAGGGAATCCCTGTGCATTTACAATGAACTCAATTGTATCACCTTCATCAATTACAATAGTTTGATTTAAACCTAAAGAATCAATACCAAGAGTTGTTAAATCATTTGCATTTGAATCTCTATTAGCATTACTTAATTGGTAAAAATCATTATCAATATTCGTGATACCTAGTCTGAATGTAGTGGGAGTGCTTCTACCACTAGTTCCGCTAGCTTTAACACGAATGATGCCAAACATTTTAGTGATGGTGGCACTCTGATAATAGTAATCAGCAGCAGTATATCCAGTTGTATCAAATACAACAACTCCTGAAACGTGAGCAGATGTATCTGTAGATTCAAAAATTAACTCTTCAGGGTTGTTTTCATCTCTATACTTTGATATACCACTAAACCCTCTAATACAACCCTTAACAGTATTACCATCTCTTTCAGTATATGTTATGATCTCATCACCAACTTTTATTAAACCATATTCATCAGGCAAACCATCAGAACTAGACAATACAATATCAGTGTCTGTAGATGTACACGCTCTCTCTAAAATAATGTCTGGATTAATTACATTATCAACCAGATTATCTAATTTGATGTATTGATCTAAATTTTCCGCAAGATCAATCGCACCACCTTGAAATTCTTGAGAAATGTAGTATTGTCTTAGAAAATCGGCAAATTTTGGGTTATCTTCTAATACAAACCGAGGAAGTTGGCTCTCAATAACATCTTTTATTTTAACTCTCTTGTTTATCATTCTATCGAGTTAGTGATCCGTTAGTGTAGCTAGAAGAAGTTGGATATGATACTCCAGAAATCTGATCTCCCGAACTAATCGTATCTTTAATCATATTTATAGTACTTTTAGATAAATCTACATTGAGGTACAAATCTTTTAATCCTATGACATCATTAGACTCTGGAGTTGCTTGTATTTCAATAATATTTTGACTTAAAGAAGTTCCAGTAATGAAAATTGAATTAATAAGAACTTCTCCATGCGTATAATCAACTGTACCTGCATTACCGTCTATAGTAACAACTTCACCATTACTATCTACACTAACAATAGTTAGTCTTCCTGTAGTTGTGCTGCCATCTGGTTCATCACTAAAGTAAACAGGTGCACTTTCTCCTCTGATATTAAAAGCAGTGGATTTAATGTTCCTACCTTCTAAATTAACGTGGAATTGGTTACCATAACATAATTCATATTGACTCGTAACATTAATTTCTGCACGAAGGTCTCTTCTCATTTGGATTCTTGTAATATTTGACGTAATCGATCTATCAGAATCATCGACAATATTAACGAACTTACTATACTTGAATCTTCCACCGAATTTATTGAGATCTAAGGAATTAGCATACTTTTGAACTGAATTACTGATTCTTGTTTGAAGAGTAGATACATCATTGAATATATTACTGTTATAATATACAAAACAATCATACTCAACAGTTAGGATTTGTAGATCAACTAATTGTTGATTAATTCCTGCAAGAGCAAATTTCTTTAACTCAGTTGTAATTTGTTGTTTAGTAAAGTCAGAAATAAAGTTAGCATTTCTTGGTTTGATACTAATTATGACATTTCCAAATTGTGGTGGGTCTAACTCTTCACCACCAACGACTGAAACACTCTCAGTATCGGGATAAATTTGCTGAATTATCGCTTCATAATCAGTTGCAGAAACCGCCCTGTATTGCGATGAATATAACCTAGGAGCATAATACTTAACTGAGTTAATTGACTCGATCTCATCGCCACTCTGAGCGGCTTGAACGGTAGTTAACGTGATAGTTAGGGTGCTCTGATTTACACTAACATTCAAACCATCATAAAAATCTCCTCCAAATGAAAAATTACGAGCACCGTTTCCTTCTCTACCCTCAGTTACAATATAATCGATTCTAATATCTGTATTTGGATCTAATTTCTTACCAAAAAATCCATCACCAAAAAGAACTTCATATTTTTCATCTTCAATCTCCTGAAGTAGGAAAATTTCAGAGTCTTTGGTAATTTTAACGATATTATCAACTAATCTATATCTTCTACCATCTCCAATCTCTCCAGGTCTAAAAATAACACTTCTAATAGTCGATGTATCAATAAATGGATTATCTAAAACAAACTTCTGCTCACTATGACCACTAACTGTAAATGCTTTTGATAATAATGTTCCTTCATATACCTCAAACTGCCCAAAATCAGCAACTCCATTTACAACTGCTACTGTTCTATCCTCTGGAATGGCAAAAGCATATGTTGTTCCAGAAGAATCACCAGTACAAACTAGACCCTTTCTTAAAGTCAGTGTATTTCCATTGATAACACTACTTGGATCAGTAACACTAAGACTTATTGTACCTTGTGCAGCAGTTCTTGATCTAGGAACATAACCAATATTTCTAGCAAGTGAAACAACGTTCTCTCTAAGAGTAGCAGAATCTATAAAAGATTCATTAACAACCATATTAGTGTTAAATGCAGTCTGATATGTGTTATATGCTAATGTATCGATAAGAACCGACATGTTTGACCCTTCATAGTCAAAACCAGTAAAGTCGGTATTTGCTCTTAGGTAGTCTTTAATAGAGGATTTAATATCCTCATAGTCTAAATTTGTAAACTTATTAGATGGCATTATCTTGTAGCCTCTAGGATGAACGAAATTGCTTGGGCTGAGGATAAATCCCCAATAATATCATAAAATATTGTTACTCCAAATGCATTTAGGTCAGGTCTAGACTCAACTTCAACACTAACATTACTAACTCTAGTTTCATATAACTGAATTGTGTTCTTAATTGTATCAGAAACTACAGAAGCAGTTGCATCATCAATTAAATTAAACAGAGTATCTCTTATTGGCGATCCAAATTGTGCATTAAAAAATTTTTCACCAGGAAGTGTAAAAACACAATTCTTAATTGCTGTCTTTATTGCATCTTCGTTCTTAACAACGAGCAAATCATTCGTTACTGGGTGAGGTGTGAATGAAAAACTGATATCTTTGAACGATTTTGAGGTAATCCTATTGGAAATAGGCATATTATCGTAGCTTTAAATTTATTTATACGTATTAACGACAACTTTTTTTACAACTACTCAATTTCTCCACTTTTTTCGTCAATCCACTCGCTAACTGACCTCTCTTTTGCTGTTTCCCAGAAATATTCATCAGTATCTCCCAGTCTTCCCCAGTCTGTTCCTGCCTCAACTTGATATTCTATAGTAGAAACCTTAAAATCAGGTTTCTTTGGCATCTCAGGAGTGATAGAAAGGTCATATAGACGCATCCGATTGTTAGGATACAGTGCAAACTGCCCATTTTCGAGTGCTATGCAGTTATGAGACTTGTGTTCTTGTGGAACTTCACTTACATTATTGTCTACTACGTCTGGATTTGCATGGTAATTGTCTAATGTAAACAAATATTGACCTTTAATGAATCCATGATCTCTTGTATAGACCTCACAATCCATTGAAGAGACGAAACCTTTGTTGATTGCCACGACTCCATAGTCCATACAGTTCCAAAATTGGAGATTTTCAAGTGTCATATCAGGATCTGGTGCCTTTGGTGCTCTGACAAATGCACTAATAGGCAGTTTATCGAACATTGCACCGTATTCTGGTAGGTATGTCTCAAAGTAAAAAGCGCGACCAGGTATCGATTTTGCCGAAACCCAGACGCCCTCTACATATTCACCATGTCCATCTTGATGATCTCGCAAATATTCCTTACGTACCCAAACTTTTTCGGCAGGAAGATTGCAAATTAGGTTCATCCTTGACCTCTAGGACGTTTTTTCTTTGAATTACGGGAACTTGCAGCATATTTTGTATGTCTACCCTTCCCTTGTTTTGTTTTTTTCGGTTTTCTTTCAATAGTATTCACTTAATTACCTCTACATTAATGTCTTTTGCGTTAGGATGCCCCTTTTCGTAGTACTGAATGGCAAGATCTTCAAGAGTATTGAACATTTCTTCCTCTGAAAGATCCTTCCATGCCACTACACCCTTGATTGAAACGTTATATCTATCAGATAACTCTTGTTTTTTCATGTCCAACTCTGATATTTGGGTCACAGTAGATCTCAAAACCTGCTGCAATCGCATCTAGACAGAAAGAAACATCTTCTCCGCACATATCTTGTACCTCTCCAGACTCAAATTCTTGCATCTTAGGAGCAAACCAAGGGTATTTCATTTCTTCGTGTTCAAAAACTCCATTTTTGATCAGTACCCACCCAAATCCTGTGTAGTCCACCGTGAAGGGCTTACGGCGCTTTTGCATACTTTCACCAGTTTCATGATTCATGACACCTCCATTGGTACGGAAGTCTTGCTCCTCCAACCAGTGAGCAACAGAAGTTGTGCGTCCATCTTCGGTCATGTACCAACCAGCAGCAATATCCTTCTGCATAAGAACTAACTGCAGAAATTGTGCAGAGTTAAAGATAATATCACTATCAATCCACAGTTGATAATCATACTTGAGTTTGCCGTCCCATGGGATTTGGTTAGGACCACGGAGAACATTTGCACCTAATACCTTACAACGTGCAAAGTTAACCATTGATGAGTAATCTTGAGAGATCTGAATACTCACTCCCATTTGTACTAGATCAAAACATAGTTGAACAAAGTTCTTCATGAATGCATATGAACAACCACGACCAGGTAGGCACAGTACAACTGCCTTACCTTTTATTAGTTCTTTTGCTTTTTCGTAGTCGTATTCTGGTTCTTTTTTATTTCCGCCCTTAGTTGGGGTCTTTGCTTTTACAGTAAATCCTTTAGCCATAATTTGAGTGGGTTACATCATTATCATACTATAGTATGTAGTCATTGTCAATAAGAGGATTCTTCGGTACATACATCACCAAGACATTCTGTGTATGTAAGACCATCCCAATAAGAACGGTATATTCTTCCCCATATTATATCAAACTCTTCTTGATTTAAATTTTTAAACAAACATCTGTCGTTTAAGTAAATGTGATATGTTACGCTAGTTGTCGAAGTCATAAACCTCCTCTACTTTAATGTCATCGAATGTGTATTTGAAATCATTAAGTAACTTATTATCAATAATTGTTTTGAGCATCTTGAGTGTATTATCTTTTTCTTCGTTTGAGAGATGATCATAAACTACCTTATCTTTAATAACAATATTATACATGATTACAAATCCTCTTCCTCATCGATAAATTTACAAGTAAGTTCAACTTCTGATTTCATCTCCCATTCTACCACATCTCCCTCTTCCCATGTAAGATCTTTAAGGACTTCTTCTGGAATTGTAACATACAGATCTCCTGTTTGAGGATCTTGTTGAATCACTGTTTTGCGAATGTGCTTCATCTCTTTTGTAATTTTTCCACAACTGTTGATGCTTGCATGGGTGCAACATCATTAAGACCATTTGCATCAAACCATGGTGCATCTTCCCAAGAGAATCCTTCACCGAATGTATTATCAGGTGCTATCACATACCAATGACATTTTGCATCAGGTATATCAACAGCACAGACTGCCCAGTCATCTGCCCATTGAGGTACTTGAACGTACATCACGGGTAAGTGATTTGCATGAGTGATAGTAGGAAATAACGTTAATGATATCAAGCATACAAACACCCAGAAAATCTGTGGTATATACCTGACACTCATTGGTCTCTTGTATACTTCCATTACTTCGTGATAGTTATAGTTCATTTGTATCGACCCTCTCTGAGTTTATATATGGCGGAAAAAATTTTCATTTGAAGTATATTTAAAGGTCGAATTGTCACCTCTGTAGGTTAGATGGTACCTACGCGATTAAACACACAATAAGAAAGGGGCATAACCATTGCCCCTAACGTATTATATAAGGGTGAGGTGTTGTCTGTTGCTCCATAAAGGCAGAACTTCACCTCACAAACAATGGGTCTTACTTGGTCAGAGGTCTCCACACATAAAGGGCATGTTCCGTTGGGGTCGCCCACCCTTGCCTGACCAATGCCCAGAGGATCAGAGTTCCTCCAGCATCTCATCCATCTCACATGAGTTGATTAATGGGTCATCCCATCTTACCTTGTCTCCTGTGGTGTCTATGCCATAGTTGTTGAAGATCTCAAGTAAGTGTGACCAGTCCATCGCTCTGCGGGCGATGTCATAAAGTCCTTCATCGCTGCCTATCCAAAGTGCTGCGTTCCATGTCTCATAATTAGTCCAACCGTTGTAGTCTGTGTCAGTTGTAGTTGTTTGATAAGTTGAAGTCATGAATGCTCCTGTGTGGTATGTACTTATTATAAGGGGTTATATATGAACTGTGTATAGGTCATGTGCCAGTTTGTTTAGTGGCATACTCTAATACATCATGCTCTCTGAATAGGTTATAATAGGTGTCGTTCATTAACCCGAACTCAAAAGACGTGTTTGCGTGTTGTTCGGTTACACCATCATAACACTTAAGGATTTCGTCGTAATTCATTAGTGCTTCCTATTTCTGATGTATTCACTTAAGCGATCATTAAGATCCGCAAATACGACGATTACACCGATTGTTAAAAATGTTTCAACCATTACGCATACCTCCCTGCTGGATGTGGGTTTGATGGTGTGCATCCGAATGATGCGAAAAATTCGTTCATCATTGGGACGTTAACCTCTGGATCGTCAAAGTCAACTTGGGCAATGTGGTCTACTCCCCACTCGCTTACTTCGTCAATGAAAGTTGCGAAGTCTTCGCAAACGTATGCCATGTTTTCAAAAGAATCAACTTCCTTTATTCTTTTAATTAATCTTTCTGTTTTGGTCATGTGTGAGAACCTTTGTTTGTTATGTACTTATTATAAACAATAGGGAGATCAAAAGAAACCCCCCTTGTGCCACTTTGTTAACTGTCACAGTACACCTCTCACGTTGTTACTTAATATGGTAGATTGACCATTAGTGACATTATGAAGCATATTATCAAAGGTTTGCATGTCCCATTCTTTCTGCTCTGGGACTTCCATTTCATATGCAAACATAACGACTTCATAAAGATAATCGTATTGAGTTTGTGTCAACTCAATATTAATACCATTACTCCTTTCGGATTT